AGGTCGTCAAATCGCAGGTCTTGGACAAGCTGGTGGATCACCACCTGCTGGATTCTTGCTAGGTGGCTTGGTAACTAACGGTCCAATCACTGGTGGAAACACTATTGAAGTCGGAAGTTTAGGTCAAGCACCTGGTGCTATCGTATTCCAAAAAGGCGACATCATTGAGATTGATGATGCAGCTGGCGTGTTTATGATTAACCCATTAACTTATGATGCTCTTGAGCAACGTGCGCAATTCGTTGTCACTGCACAAGTTATCTCTGCTGATGGCGCTACTGCAATTATCCCAGTTAACCCAACTATTGTTATCGATGGTGCGCGTCAAAATATCTCTGCTGCTATCCCAGATGGCGCTCAAATATTACTACGTGCTAGTCATAACGTGTCTTTGGCTTATCACACTCAAGCGGTTGTATTCGCAGCTCCACCAATTAAAGAGTTACGCGGTGGTGTTGAGGCGGTTACCCGTTACTCCGACCTTTATAAATTGGCTATGACTTATTCTCTTGGTGCGGACATCCGTAACTACGAGCAATTAGACCGAATCGACGTTATATGTGGTGTGGCAATCAACCCTGAGTTTGCGGTTCGTATTTGCTCGTAATCTTTATTCGGGTAGCTCTCTTTTAATTAAGGGAGCTATTCGTTGTTATTCGTGGAGTAGTTTATGAAAGGTGTACCAGCAATTTATAAAGGACGAATAGTTGATAAAGCCCATTTCAGAGTATTTATATATGCTCAAGATGGCGCAAAAAAGCTTGTAGAGTCATGGGATGACTACGAGCGACATATGGAGTCAGGATTATGGTTTGCACTGCGCGAAGATGCTATGGCACGAGTCGCGGTAGAGAAGCCGAAGAAGGTTAAGAAGGCTGTTAAGCCTGTAGAAATTGAAGAGCCAATTATTGAAGAAGAGCTAATCCACGTTGAGACTGAAGTGGTCAACGCTGCCAAGGATGATGATTTCTTACCAAAAGCGAGAAAATAATGTCATTAACAGTCCGCGAATTTGTTTATCAAATGTATCGCCTAATTAATGCTTCAAACCCAACAATACCATTGCATGGGGATGATGAAAAATTAGCTGTACGTGTTTTAAATCAATTATTGCGGTCTTATGCCAGTTCCGGTCTTATGCTTACAATAGCAAAGACTGTAAGCGTTCCGATTAACTTGCCAGTGAAAGATATATTTTTTACAGATCCCACATACCCCACTACTGAAACATTAACAGAAATCGTCACACTAACAATTGCCACGCCTACATTTACGGTAGCAGATGGCACACTATATTTTGTTGGTGACGAAGTGACGGGCAATGGAATACCTACAGGCACGAGCATATTATCGATAGCAACAAACACGATTACGCTGACAGCTGATGCCACTATAAGCGGGCTTTCAACGCTTACATTTACTCATGACATAAGTGACCCAACTGTTGCATACATCAAAGAAGGGCGGCTTGCTAATCTTGATAGTGCATGGCTTGTATTAAGCGGTGTTACCTATCCATTAATTGATAAATCCAGGGATGAGTTCTTGGCGGCATGGAAATATGAGCCTTTGCAAGGCTTGCCGCGCTTTATTATTACCCTGCCAGAAACCAGTATTGTACGTGCGCAATTATATCCTGCACCCAGTCAATTCTTTGAGTTTTTTGCTAGAGGTAAGTTTCAGATGGGCACATTAACCGTCAATGACACCCTGGAAGGTTTGCCCGAATACTATGAGTTGTTTTTCTTATATGCCGTAGCTAAATATACATGTCAATTTAAGGCTCGTGGTTCGGCTTGGAGTGCTGACTTAGAGGCGACTTATAGAGAGCTTAAAGACAATATGGAAGCGGCAAGCGAGGTTAATTTATCGATTGAAGGCGATCAACAAAGCCTTCTTAATGGTGCATGGCGAGTAAGGGCTGGAATTTAGATGGCTAATCCAAATGATGCGCAAATCGAGCAATTGCCTATATTTGCTTATTACGATCGCCAACGATTTACCCAGTTTGGTGCGATGGATTGCGCCAACTGGTACGGCATAGCATGCGAATCAGGAAAAAAACAACAAGCATTATACCCAGCAATGGGCCGACAACATGTGCGATTTCTAAACCAAAACAGATTAGTGTTTAATGGTCAACCACGAGCACAATATAGGTCAATCAATTATCTGTACGTAGTAGACGGCACAACGGTATACCAATTCGACAGATTCTATAATCGTAAAACACTATCCATTCATGTGGCTCTTGGCGGCCCAATTTGGTTTGCAACGTTAGCGGTCGGTACTGTTGTAAAAAACATGATGACAGACGGGCATAATATTTTTGTTATTACAGAGGATGGTTCAACTGTCACATCTGAAGTGGTAACCGACCCAAATGCTCCTGGTGGCTCAACTACAGGCGGAAAGCCTTTATATGTAGCAGCATTCGGCAATAGATTTGTGGTGAGCGTTGCAAACACCCCTGATTATTATCTTTCAACAGTAAATTTATCAGGCAATGCCAATACTTATTTCAGTTTCGGAAACCCGGTTGCCGCATTAAACAACCGAGCATCAGGAGTTATCCAACAATTTGCAGTATTGCATAATCAGCTATACATCATGTGCGACTTCACCACAGACGTTTGGGCTAATATCATTACTCAATTTACTGTAGCCGGTGTTACTCGAGAATTCCCCTGGAAAATAAACTCATCCTATAACTTTGATTATGGAATAGCAGATCCCAACAGCTTATCTGTTGATTTTGGCATGATGGTATGGCTCGCTAAAAACAGCAATGGCCTGGTTTCTTTTATGATGAGTAATGGCCAAGCACCACAAGACATATCATCACAAGCAATCAATGTATTGCTCGAAAACTCCACACAAGACAGTGGATTAAGCCCATTCCTAATCAATGAGGTTGATGGGTTTCTCTATCAATATGAGAATACGATATTTTATCGTGCTAGCGCCGGAGAATTTGCAAACTTTGGAACGCTTGATATCGAAACCCAGGCCTACTCCATTGAATACAATTTCGAAACACAGAAATGGGGGCGCGTGATTGAACTAAATGGTGAGCGTTGCCGTATTCAAAAGCATGTGTATTTTAATAATACTCATTTGGTAAGCGTACAAGATGATTCGGCACTTTATCAAATGGCTGGAAATATCTATCACAATGAGCTAAGAAATCCCGCACAGCCTAGCGCGCAAGCCGCTGATGCCTTTTTGAAATTTCCCATGCGATATGAGCTGGTGACCCAGCAAATATTTTTGCCTGATTATTCGGAGTTCATGGATGAATACGTCGAGATTGATTTTGTATTTGGCAATAAGACGTTTTATAAGAGCAATTCTCCCTTTTTTAATACCACTTTTATTGTTAGCGAGGATAGTACGCCTGAGCACCCCATATATATTCTTTCAGAAGATGATAAGTTCCTTATTACCGAAGGCAGCAATATACCCTCATTTGGTGACAATCATTACAATGCATTATTTAAGCCTCACGTTGAGCTTTATTATTCTGATGATGGCGGAGAAACTTTCTTAGCGGCTGACGTTCGAGAATTTAGCCCTCTAGGCGCTTATCGATGGCGTATGCGATGGTATGAGCTGGGATGCAGTAGAAATCGCTGCTATAGGCTTGTTTGCGTGAGTTCCGCACCTATTGTGATACTGGGTGGCGTTCGCAATACCAAGCGCGTGAGCGGGGGCGCTAATTAATGACTGTAGTTTTAGACAGAATTGATTCGGTTCCCATATTAAATAGCGACACAGACACGCAATTGTTGCAATGGTTTTGGGTGCTAGTCGATACGCTTAATGAGAACTTAAGCGACATTCAAGACGCTATTATGTCGGTCAATATCACGCCTAGTGATGTGATTGCGCAAAATGTGGATGTGAACTCTCGTAACATACCTACGGGTGCGGCTTTAACGGTCTATCAATTGCCTGATACGTTTGAAGCAGGTGAGCGAGTGACTGTTGCGGGGCAAGGGGCTGGTGGATGGCGATTGTTAACCGGAAGCGGGCAAACCATTCAGATTAGTAGTGTCCCAGCCACTGCAAATACTAGCGTGAGTTCGGCGAATAGATACGATAGTATAGAGTTAATAGGCGTATTAGCCAACACGACATGGATTTCATTAAGCACACAAACTACGGGTTTTGCTATCGTATAAGGATATATTATGAGTTGGTTTTCAAGTTTTATGCATCCTCAAAGAGGTTATGAAGCCGGACAAGATGAGCTTAATAAGTACTATCAACAGTCTCAAGGCTATCAAATGCCTTTTTTGCAAGCTTTGTCCGACCCACAAGCATTGCAAGACAAGTGGGCATCGGGCTATAAAGAATCAGAAGCCGCAAAGAATGCTGAAGGCATGGCACAGCAACATGGTTTAGATGCAGCATCTGGCATGGGCTTGATGGGTTCTAATACTGCATTACAAGCAACACAAGCAGGAACCACACAAATTGGGTTAGATGACCGCCAAAATTATCTTAATGACTTAATGCAAAAATACATGGCTGGCGCTGGCATGGCCAATAACATGGGTCAGAACGCCATGAACATGGGTCAAAACTCATCTCAAATGGCATTTGGTAAGCAAAATGCTGGCGGTAACATGTTTGGGAATCTTCTTGGCGCTGGAATTGGATTGGGCGCTGGATATCTTAATTCTCCAAACCGCTGGAACACTTCAGGGGGTAGATAATGGCTATTAATGTACCAATGCCTTCATTACCAGGTGATTCCTTATTGAAAGGAATCGATACTGGTTCTAATCTATTTTCTAAAATTATGAATGCTAAATACAATAATTCTTTGCATCCATCGGGTGATGTCGCGAACGCTATGTATGTGGAGCAATTAAAGAATCAATATGGCGAGAAGGATCCACGTTTCTTAGAGGCTAAACGTGCCCATGATATGGCGATGTCTGGTCATCAATCTCTTATTGATTATCGCGGCGTATTAAACCAAACCGCTGGCATCAGAGCTACTTCGCCATTAGGCAAATTAATGCTTGAGGGAAAGGGCCAAGGCGCTACTGATATTTTACGTGGGAATCAAGAGAGTTCCGTGGCACCAGGAGCCGCTAATGCGCCACCTACTGCACGCTACAAAATGGGTGAGCAATATTATAATGAATCTGGTGAGCCAGTTTATGATAATAATCCACGTACTCCAGAAGAGCGCCAAGCCTATGAACAAGCTATTGGAAAGCAAACAACAGACCCAGCTATTAGAGAAAGAATTCCATATGCAAAAAACGTAAAAATTACTATGGACAGTATTGTCCCAGAAGATTTGGTGCAGTATTCAGGGCCACAAGGTACATTAAAATACGGCGTGGACATGATAAAAGCCGGTATAGGAAATCCACCCCCTGAATTTATGAAATACCAGGAAGCACTAACTGGAGCCAAAACTTTATCAAAACAATTGAATCAATTTTGGAAGGGATCGGTTCAGCCAGTAGCCACCCAGGAAATTGATAAACTAACAAACCCAAGTCATTGGAATAAAAATCCTCAAGTGGCATTGCAGCAGTTTAATCAATTAAAAAAAATCACAGACCAAGAATTATTAACATTTGAAAAAGCAGGGACATCGCCTGTTAAATTAAATTATGACAAAGAAACAGGTAATTTTTTCACATCATTAAAAGACAAATCCGCTAAAGCCGAAGAACAGACTGGAGCACAAGAACAGGGCAATTATCCAGCCGAAGGTGCGGACGATCAAATCATAGCGGCTTATGGCTCTGATTTAATAAAAATAAATCCTAAATACACAAAAGAAAATATCAAACATACGGCTAAATTAAGAAATATGCCTGTTTCTGCTCTAATAGACCAATTAATAGCAGGGGGGAAATAATGCCTATTGATTTGTTAGCTGATGAGCCTATTGATTTATTGGCAGAAGAACCAAGCAATCAATCTTTTGATGAACTATCGCCTGAAGACCAGGCTAGTTCCATGGAGCAAGCCAAGCAACAATTGGCTGCACAATTCCCAGGGATGCCCGATTGGTTACGCGATCAGATTCTTAAGATGGTTCCTAATCAACGTTCGCCAATGCTGGAATCAGCTGCAAGAGGCATATCAAATGTTACT